CCGGAAGTTTGATCAGAATTATAGAATCAGGACCCTAGAGAGAGGGGGCCAACCGTGAAGGTTAAGCGATTCTAGTTTAACTTTAAACTCTGATCGAGAACTTAAAAGATCAGGTGGATCTGGTAACCCTATGCTCTCTAACCAGCTTTGGGTCTCATAGAGGAACCTTTTATTACCACCGAAAGATGCGAGTTGTAAGGCTCTGACGCGAGAAGCCAACTCATCTAAGCTCCTGTCGAGGCGTGACGGAAGACATAGCTGAGCCATCAGCTTATCGTATTTGGACTGAGGTACACCACTATAGTGTAAACCGAAGCCAAGAAAAGAGGGAAAATCACTTATCTCGGATTTCTCTCCATTAAGCATCATGCCAAAACCGGATAATGCGATAGCTGCTAAATCGTTCACAACCAGATTACCTTTAAAGGCTATCAATGAGTCATCACCTAGAACCCAGAAGGCGCGCTGGGAATAAGCAACCTTACTTCTGAGTAATAAATAATGCATCACAATACAGTTACAAACGGAATTAACAAGCGAAGTAAAGTACGAACCAGAAGGTACACCTCTGGACTTAACAAAAACCCTACCGTCAGGCATTTTAATGGGTGTATTGATAAAGTATCGTACGATCTGTTTCCAGAGACGGGGTAGTGTATCTGGATCAGTCGGAGCACCACGTACTTGGTACTTTGACATGTCAAAGCAATTGTACAAGATGGCAAAAGCATCTCGTATTAACCAAGCGGGAATTGAAGCGTCAAAGCTATTCCAATCGGTACCAAGGAACGTGTATCCCTTGGGTTTATATGAGAGCATGCGTCTCATATGACCATGTAAATAACTTATCCAAATCCCAAATCTATGATCGACCTGGTGCTTGAAATGATGTAACAAAGGCATAGCAAAGATGCCTTCGGCAAATGTCATATGAGCGGGGTTACCCATATGAGACGAACTTTATCCTTGGAAGGATGAACTGCTGATTTTCCCGCAGCTGTGCAAGGGGTTGTGCACTTATTCCAAATTCCATATTTCAATGCGTGAACGGCCCACTTTATTTTGTTAGGGTCTACTTCGTCTTTGCGCTTGTAACCTTGTGTGGTATAAGGTAATCCTGG